CGTGGCGCAGGGGCAATGTGCCACCCAGACGATTGCGCGGGCGCTCCAAGTAGCCATTGCCGAAAACAAGGAAGTCCAGAGCAGCCCAATGCACCGTGGCGCGGCTCAGCAGGGGATGCGGGCGCAGCGTGCTGGCGAGCACCTGGGCCTTGAACTGGATGGCGCTTTCGTGGTGGGTGGCAGCGCGCAGGGTGCGCGCCAGACCATCGAAGCTGATGGGGGTTTCGTACCAATCCCCATTGAGCCAGCATTCCACGTAATCCAAGATTTCTCGCCGGTTCAGCACGGCCTCGGGATCGCCGAAAGAGAAAGCCTCGGCAGTGGCTGGCGCCGTCATGGTGCCCGCTGGGGTTGTGGGTTCTGTCATCCAAAAATCTCCAAAGTCGTGCGACTGGGAACGCCGCCCACGGCGACGGCCTCCAGCGGCTCGTTGTCCATCGCATTCATGCAAGCCCAGGCCAGGTCTGCATGCCCTGTTTCGCCGCCCCGACCAGCCGCATAGGTAACGCTCTTGCCTGAGCCCGTCATTTCGCGCTTGATGGCCAGGAAACTGCGCTGCAGGTCCACGTCGCCAGAATCGAACTCAAAGCGGCCGGCGCGCATAAGGCTTTGCGCCTTCATCACCAGGCGCGTTTTGACCTCCACGCTGTACTGCAATGACTTCACGGACGGGAAGAACTTCTTCACGATCTGCAGGACGCCCTGGCCCAGTCCTGTGGAATCAATGCAGATGTGCGCCACGTTGTATTTCTCTGTCATCTGGCGGATGACTTCGGCCTGCCCCTCAAAGTCCGATCCCTTGAATTGCATGCGCTCCAGCACGCGGAACTTGCCGCCCGGCTTGTCAGGAGGTGCCAGTACCACCAGGCCGGCAGAGTCGCCCGTGTGGCTGGGGTCATAGCCAATCCAGACGGGTTTGCTGCCATACGGCCGCAGCGTGAAAGGTTTGAAATCGCTCCATGCGTCCCAGCTGTCGGCATGGCAGCGCATCAGCGTGGACAGAGGGAAAACGGCGAAGGTGTCATCGACAAACCCGCACATGAGCAGGTTGTCCCATTCCTCGTCCGAATACTCGAAGCGCAGCTCGTCAAGGTCGAACAGATTGCAGCCGCCGCGCTGCGCATCCAGCACCGTGACAATCTGCCGCCATATCTTGTCCTCGCCGGTGAAGCCTCCGGCCAGGTGCGAATGGCTCAGGTCCAGCTCTATGCGGTCCTTTTTGGCGCGCTTCTTGTTGATGCGCTCCGCACTCCACAGGGCATAGGCCTGGTGCTGCAGGCTGCTGGGCGTGGAAAACAGCGTCTTGCGCCAATGCTTGTGGATGGCCATACCGCTGGCCACTTTCCACAGCTCCGTGAAGTTGTTGACCCAAAAGAATTCATCGAAATAGAGATTGCCGTGATACGACTGCGCGGTGCGCGCGCTCGTGCCCAGGAAATACAGCGTGGCGCCATTGCTCAGGACGATGGGATCGCCCTTCAAATCGATATCGCAATGCTCCTTGGCAAACGCGATGATGTACTGCCGAAAAACATGGGCCTGCGCACGGCTGGCCGAAAGAAAAATCTGATTGCGGCCCGTATGCAGGGCATCAATTAGGGCCTCGCGGGCGAAGTACCACGTTGCCCCGATCTGGCGCGATTTGAGGATGGCGCGCGTGCGCTGCTGGATCTGCTCCCACCATGTGTTTTGGTAGTTGAAAAGCGAATCCAGAAATGCCCGGGTGATCTTGTCCACGTCCTCGGACGTGAAGTGATTGCGCTCGGGCTGCTTTTTTGGCCCGGCATTGCGCTTTTCGATGGTCGGATTCAGATCCGTTTCGCGGCCCGTGTGCTCGTATTTGTGCACGCGCGCCAAGCGCTCCAAGGCACGCCCCAGCGCGTCCATTTCCTTGTAATCGCCGTTGCCCTTGCCCTCCTTGTGGATGAGCGTGCACAGGCGCATTTCCAGCGAGCCCTCGACGCGCTCCACGGGCTTGGCCGCGTCCCATCCATCGGCCTTTTTCCAGTCGTGCAGCGTGGTGCGCGCAATGCCCAGGTGCTCGGCGATATGCGTGATGCGCCACCCCATCCAGTAAAGCGCCCGAGCTTGGCGCCGCTGGCCCGCCTCCCCGTCTGCAGTGAGGTCATGCAGCAGCTGCACCTGGTCGGGCGGCGTGGCGTCGGGTTGGATGGGAAAGGGGTTGGCAGGCCTCTTTCGGCGCACGGCAGAAGTCATGGCATCGAGTGTCTGCATGCCCTCGCGCGCGCGCATCACCTTTGCCCGCTGTGATGGCCTCGCACCGGCCATTCAGTTGGACGCCTACGCGGTGCGGCGGGAGCATAGAGGCATCCCCAAAAGGGGCCTATCAACCTACTCGCCAACCTGCACACATGAAAAAGTCCAAGTTGTTCCGCGTGGCTACCGAAGGTGCCACTACTGATGGCCGCACCATTTCTCGGGAGTGGATCGAGCAAATGGCTCGCAACTTCGACCCGAAGAAATACGCCGCTCGTGTCTGGATCGAGCACATGCGCGGCCTGCTGCCTGACAGCTCGTTTGCCGCCCAGGGCGACGTGCTTTCCGTGCAGGCCAAGCAGGAGGCAGACGGCAAGCTCGCGCTGTATGCGCAGATTCAGCCCCTGGACTCGCTGATCGCCATCAACCAGAAGGGCCAGAAGCTCTATACCTCCATCGAGGTGGACCCTGATTTCGCGGGCTCCGGAGAGGCCTACATGGTCGGCCTGGCCGTCACAGACACGCCGGCCAGCCTGGGCACCGAGATGCTGCAGTTTGCCGCGCAGCACCCGAACGCCAGCCCGCTGGCGGGCCGCAAGGTCAAGCCGGGCAACCTCTTCACCGCCGCCGAGCATTTCAGCCTGGAGCTGGAACAAGAAGCCGCCGCCCCGACTGGCAGCGATGCCGGCGCCATGCAGGCCATGGCGGCCATGTTCTCCAAGTTCCTGGACAAGCTGTCCCCGCAGCAGCCCGAGAAAAAGCCCGAGAACGCACAGACGCACAACGCGACGGCAGAACCGGCGCAGTTGCTCGAAGCCGTCAAGGAAGCTGAAAAGGTCATCAAGGCCATGGCTCAAAAGCAGGACGAAATGGCCAGCCAGTTCGCACAGCTGCAAACCAAGCACACCGACCTGGTGCAAAAGCTCAGCAAGGAAGAGCCCGAAGGACAACGGCGTGCGCCCGCCACGGGCGGCAGCGGTGCCGACCTCGTTGACTACTGACCAGGCAGCAACGGCCGGCACAAGACCACCACCACACGCGAAACAGGAAACTCATCATGCGCAACGAAACCCGCGTCCTCTTCAATGGCTACATGGGGCAGCAGGCCCGCATCAACGGCGTGGACAACGTCGCCAGCAAATTCAACGTTGCGCCCTCGGTGCAACAGAAGCTGGAAACCAAGATTCAGGAAAGCAGCGATTTCCTGAGCCGCATCAACGTGATCGGCGTGAGCGAAATGCAAGGCGAGAAGCTGGGCCTGGGCATCAGCGGGACCATTGCCAGCCGCACCGACACCAAGGGCGAGGGCGAACGCAAAACCGTGGACCGCACGGGCCTGGAAAAAGACGGCTACGAATGCAAGCAAACCAACTACGACACCCACATCCGCTATGCCACGCTGGATGCCTGGTCGAAGTTCAAGGACTTCCAAGCCCGGGTTAGCGGCCAGGTTCTGGCGCGTGGCGCACTGGATCGCATCACCATCGGCTGGCACGGCACCAGCGCTGCAGAAACCACCGACCGCGTGGCAAACCATCTGCTGCAGGACGTGAATATCGGTTGGCTGGAAAAGCTGCGCACCCGCGCCGCCAGCCGCGTGATGAAGCAAGGCGACAAGGTGGCGGGCAAGGTCATGGTTGGCGCGGGCGGCGACTATGCCCACCTCGATGCCCTGGTGTACGACGCTTACAAAACACTGCTGGACCCTTGGTTTCAAGAAGATCCGCAGCTGGTGGTGCTCGTGGGCCGTGACCTCATGCACGACAAGCTCTTTCCCCTGGTGGAAAAGAACGATGCGCCTACCGAGCGCCTTGCTGCTGACATCGTGGTGAGCCAGCGCCGCCTCGGTGGCCTGCCGGCCATGGTGGTGCCCTATTTCCCGGCCGGAAAGACTCTCATCACGCGCCTGGACAACTTGTCCATCTACTACCAGGACGGCGCCCGCCGCCGTGCCGTGGTGGACGTGCCCAAGCGTGACCGCATCGAGTTCTACGAAAGCTCCAACGACAGCTTTGTGGTCGAAGACTACGGCCTGTGCGCCATGGTGGAAAACATCGAACTCGTCGCCTGAGCGACCGAGCCAAGACCCGGGGCCGCGACTGCCGAAAGGCGGCGGCCCACAACTCAAGGCCCACTGAACCATGGCACAAACACCCGCACAACGTCACCGCGCCCGCGTCCTGGCCGAAGAGCATGCAGCGAAGGCCGCCGCCATCGACCCGCACGGCCCCATGCAAGGCAGCGAACACCAGCTCATGCTGGCCACGCTGTACGCCCACAAGGCCACGCTGAAAAACATCAAGGCCGTGGAAAACAAGATTGCGGCCAAGGTCAAGCTGCTGACCGACTTCGATGCCTACATCGACGGAGTGCTGCAGGCCGATGCCGGCGCCCAGGACCCCGTGCTGGTGGAAGTGCTCGTGTGGCAGATCGACGTGGGCAACTGGCCCCGCGTCCTGGAGCTGGCCGACTACGCGCTGCGTCACCAGCTCAAGATGCCCGACCAGTACAACCGCGACCTGCCGGCCGTGGTCATGGAAGAAACCGCCGAGGCCGCCATTGCCGGCAAGCTGGCCGGCCATGACGCCCTGGTCACGCTGGCCAAGGTGGACCAGCTCACCACCGGCCTGGACATCCATGACCAGGTGCGCGCCAAGCTGCACAAGGCCATCGGCTGGGCCGCCATAGGCAAGACCACCACAACCGAGGTGGACCCCAAACAGCTGGAGCTGCAGCCCGTGCAAATCGCGCTGCAGCACCTGACACGCGCCGTCACCTTGTTTGACAAGGTGGGCGTGAAAAAAGACGTGGAGCGATTGGAGCGCCGCTTGACCGAGCTGCAGCAGTCCGACGCTCCCACCTGAGCGCACCCCCCGCGCCGGGCGGCTCCGTTGCCACGGCCATCTGGCCATGCCACGCACGGCCAACGCCACGGACCACCGCCCACCTACACCACCCGCCACTGCCTGCCATGTCCTTCATTGCCAACGCCAACCCGCCCGCATCCACCGCAGAGCCCACCGTAAGCAATGACGGCTGGTTTCCCGAACTGGCGCCCACCCAGGTGCGCGATGCCTGCCGCCTGGACGGCACCGTGACCACCGCGCGCCTGCTGCCCGCCCTCAAGGCCGCCATGCTCAGCGTCAATGCCGAGCTGGCAGAGTGGGCGGCCGAGCAGCGCGCCCGCTGGGGCTATGCGCAGCTGGCTGACGTGCCCGCGCCCCAGGTAGGCGGCGAAAGCGCCAAGCTCCTGCACTACCGCCGCGCCGTGCACGAATGCCTGCAGGCGGATCTGCAGGAGGCCTACCGCGAAAGCGCGGCCACCAAGGTGGGCGGCGGCGGCGAGGAAGCCGTGCGCGAGGCCCTGGCGGCCAAGGTGGATTACCACCGCAAAAACCAGCGCTGGGCCATTGCCGACCTGGTGGGCCGTGCCCGCTGCACCGTGGAACTGCTGTAGCCATGGCCACCACCAGCAGCCCCACCACCACCGTGCGCGCCCATGAGCACGACACGCTGGACGCCCTGTGCCACCGCCACCTGGGCCGCACGGCCGGCGCCGTGGAAGCCACGCTCAACGCCCAACCGGGCCTGGCCAAGCGTGCCGCAGGCCTGGGCGCAGGGGAGCCCGTCCAACTGGTGGCCGCGCCCGCGCCGGCCCGCCCAATGATTCAACTGTGGGACTGATATGGACCGCGAAACCATCGTGAAAGCCGTTGCCATGGAGGGTGCCAAGGCCGCCCCGCCCGTCACCGTCGTGGCCGCCAACGTTGCCAACGGCTGGACCATGACCCACACCGCTACCGCGCTCACCATCATCTACGTGCTGCTGCAGGCGGCCTACCTCGTGTGGCGCTGGAGCAATGAGCGCGAAGACCGCCGCGCCAAGCAGGCGCGCGAAGCGCTGGACCAGGCCGCAGCCTGCAAGGTGCAGGCATGAGCGGCCAGCGCATCCCTGCAAAGCTGCTGGGCATCGGTGCGGCCATCGTCACCGCCTGGATTGCGGCCGAGGGTTTCAGCTCGGCGCCCATCGTGCCGGTGCAGGGAGACGTGCCCACCATCGGCCACGGCGCCACCCACTACGAGGACGGCAAGCGCGTGACCATGGAAGATCCGCCCATCACGCGCGAA